GACAGCATACGACCTTCGTAACCATTAGCTGACTCGTACTGAGCCTTAAGACCGTTAACTACCATTTGAATTGTGTACTCATTACCAGTGGCAATGATGTCATCGAAAGCATCAATTTGATCTTGGCTCAGGTTTTGACCTGCCCAAGACATGACCTCGCCGTAAGCTTCTTCACCTCCAACAGAGTTTTTGATGTTGTTGACTTGTTTGTCAGACAACTCTACAGTCTGTTGTGCTTGAGGTGCGTTAGCTTGCATAGCCATGTAAGCTTGCACCAGGTCCTGACTGTCCATCTCAGAGAACTGAGCCATCATTTCTTCAGACACCTTTCCGGTCTCTGCGTACTGTGTGGAAGCTTCTGTGATAAGAGTCTGTGCAGGAGATACTTCAGGCTCCTGCTCCTCTTCTTGTTCTTCAGCAGGCTCTGCCTCTTCGCCGGATCCCAGCTTAGATTGCAGCTCTATGTATGCCTTCTCAAGTTCTTGAGCACTTTTATATTTACCGGCCAGGAGTCCTTCCTGGTCGGCCATCATCTTCTCACCAACAGCAAGAGAGTCCTGTTCCTCTTCGGTCAGGACCTCAGTGTTGGGAGTATTTTCATACGTAAATGTTTCAGCCATTAGTCATAGGTGGATTGGATTGCATGGCTTGTTCAGCCACAGAGGAGTTTGCAAGTTGACCAGCTTGATCGATCAGGGATTGATTAACCTGATCTTGCTTTGCTTGCTGCATCTCTTGCTGCATCTGTTCTTCAGATTTAATAAGGTTCAGTGTGTCGATACCTTGTGCAGCGGCAAGACGCTTGATGACTTCTGATGGGTTGATGAAAGACATCAACGCTTCTGGCCCAAGAGTCTGAGCTACGGTTCCCATAAACTGTGCCAAGCTTTCACGATCCTGGCCGCGACCAAGAGCATTAACACCAGCAACAATAGAAGGACGTACAAACTCTTTAGGGATCTTAGGTAGCTGTCCGTTACGTTGAAGGACAAGCATGATCCTGTTGAGATACGGGACCAAGAACTCTACAGTCAGCAGGGAGAATAGTCCACCGAGTTGCTGTTCGAGTTCGAGTTGTGTGAGGCGGACCTCTTCCGCAGTGGTGCGTTCTGACTGACGGATGTTCAGTTGCAGGAACGCTTCGCCAATGCGGCGTTCGATATTCTGTGCCATGTTAGCAGCGGTGCCAAAGTCAGCAGTTTTACCAACCTGCACAACACCAACATCTTCAGGTCTACCTTGAATGATAGCACCGTTACCTGCCTTGGCAAGAGTGCCAGGCTTGGTCGTGCTAGATGGTGATACCAAGAACACAACCTTTGCCGCTGCGCTGCTACCTTCGATCAGTGCTTGGCTCAAAGAGTCCAGAGAACGGAAGTCTCCAAGAAACTCTTCTACTCTACCACGTCCGTAGTCTTCGCCGTCCACGGTGTTAAACCGCAGAGGGAGCCAAGGACTAGCATTCTTAGGAGCAGTGCTACGGCTGCCAGGAATGATCTTGTCGTTCACTTCCTGGTGCCACACCCAGCGTCCATTCTCTAGGCGGCAATGAGTGTACACTTCGCATTCGTCATCGACCGACATACGGTCAGTGACTACTCGCATAGGATCATCTTGACTGATGATCGGTTCCATCAGATCTTTACTGATGAGTTCTTTTGTTACGATCTCAAGTACATTACCATTACCATCTCGATTGATAACGAAACGGTTAAGTGGGAAGTTCTTTAGACCATCCTTACCCATAAAGATAAGGGCGTTGCCACTGACAATGAGGTGCTTGATAGCCTGATGGACTACCACTCGGTCGTTAGACGCAGCGATAAAGTCCATAATAGTCTTTTCAATCTTTGAGAAAGAAAGATCTAACTCACTACGGAGTTCGGGCGAGTCAAGTTCACCTAGCTTATCTTCGCGGACTTGCAGTTTGAAGAACGTTGTTTGAGGCGGCAGCAGTGCCAGCATCAGCTTAGATGCCAGCGTCACAACCGCCTTAGCTCCAACGGAAGACCACGGCATAGGCAGCTTCCGTTTGGAGTTAGGTGTGTTTGTGTCTTCTGTCAGCAGGTATGGCAACGTAAGCTCCGCACATTCAACAGCCGTATTCAGGAACTGATTACGTCCGGTTGACAGGCGGTCGTAAGCCATACGTGCATTAGACATTTAGACCTCCAGTAGATCCACCTTCGGCAGGAGCGTTGAGAGGAATACGCAAAGCATTCGCACCCATTGCAGTAGTCCGGCCTTTATCAGAAGCAGCTTTCTTACGTCCGTATTGTACCTTTGGACGACGTTCTTTTTCTTTTTCCAAAGGAGTTGGTTGAGGCAAAGCCTTAGGTTCCGGCGGAGGTGCCGGTGCTGGCGGCGGAGGTGCCGCAGGTTTCGGCGGTGGCGGCGGTGAAGGCGATGAAAATAAACACATTAGTCTTTAGAAATACGTTGGGTAATCCACTCAACAACGGAACGTTGTCCAGATTTATACATAATCTGGCTTAGGCTGTTGTCTGGTGTGGCAGTGACGGGCGGAAAGATGTCCTCCAGTTCACGGAGAACTTGCTCAAGGCTCGGTCCTAAGATCGACTCAAGCGTATTGGGGGAGGTTGACATTACTATGTTCAAAGAAGGCTGGCATCCTAGCAGCTTTTGTCTCGGCAAGCTGAGGTGCTTTGCCTTCGTACATTAGCCTGTCGCTAGAATCCAACCAAAATTTTTTGTTCAAATACTTGTCTGAGTGATCGCCCAGAGGCTGCATCACCCAGTTAATTGTAGCTTTACGGAGTTTGTCCAAAGAAGGACTGATGTTATAACCAAGCTCAGCATGTGCCAGTGAGTTCACAGCCACATGGATTTGTTCGTCTCGGCTAATATCGGCACTAACGGTCCTCATGCCAGCGTCACCATTAAAGCGAAAGAATGGTAGAAGAACGAAGAAGATCGCACGCTCGGCAACAAGTGCCTTGGTAATCGTGTGATCTGGATGTGCCTCCCACGCGGACTTAAGCCGTAGGGCTTCCGCTTCAGCTTGTTCATCAACGCCGTAAGCATTGGCGATGTAACCAAGTGCGAGATCGTGATTCTCTTCGTCTTTGACGTTGGACAGTAGGACGTCCCGTGCATTGATCGGTACGTCAGTAGAGAGGGCATCAGCTATGAAGTCTCCAACGGGAAGTTCCATATGACGCATGGCGAGTGCGCGGTGTATCGCCTCTTGTGCCCCTTCTTTGCACGCTCCTGCTGTTGTCTGTACAGGAGTCCATTTCCTTTTTCGATTGAGTAGTTTTTGATATGGGTTCATTCTTGGCAGTCGCAAGTAAGTTCTTCATTTAAGATACCTGCCAAATAGTCATCGACTTCCGTTTCATCAATAGCCGCGTATGCACTTGACTTATCTTGGACATCGCCCATGACTTGCAGGCTATAATATAGGGAGGTCTGCGGAGAATCCAACCACTCTTCGATAAAGGCTTCGTCATATGTGACGACATCACTCCAACTGTTGAAGCTATACCCATGAAGAAGTCCCGTGTTGTTGAGCAACGTCATGATGCCATCGGCAACACGCTTGTAGTTGTCCCAACCAACTTCTGAGGCGATCTCTACGTCGCCATATTCATATGTTTGTACCCCGAACGTGCCGCTGTCTCGGTCTACCGTCCGGCTGATAGGCGGAGCGATTTCTGGTGTTGCAGTATAACCATCCAGATCTTTGCTTCGATAACTGCAGGAGGCAGTGGGCGCGATAGCAAAGGCTCGAACCATATTATTAGCACGAGCAATTTCGGCGGCAGCTTTAATGCCAACGGCAAACTGAGATGCCAGTTCATAGGCTGGTGTGCGTACCACTTCGCCTGCATTGTACTGTTCCAAAGCAAGACCGAACTGCGCATAGGTTACGCCGTACCGCCGTAGGAGGTTTGCGAGTCCAAGCATTCCGAGTCCAACTTGTCGATCTGTTTCGCTTGGCAGATATTCTCCTGAATCGCCAACCCCAGTTCTACCATGGAGGACGCACAATTCCGACATCCCTTGAGCAA